TGCTCGGCAGCGGTGGCGACAGGCGCGGTAAACTTTGTTATCGGTCACACAATCGGCATCATGGCAATGCCTGTTGCAAGCCCGCTCTTGCCGCAGTCTTGGTTATCCGGCACGGACATTACACCACGCATCTTTGACAATGCCTGCCTTGCCCTATTTGAACTGCCCAAGCCTACCTCAACCGCAACAACTTACAGCGGGGTTATCTACGTCTGCAACGCGGCTCCGTAAATGCGCTTCCGGAAAGTCTCATTCAAAGGGTGGGGCGCATCCGATAGCATAAGCCGGTCATTTGTTATAGGTTCGGTAGCAGGGACGCAAAGCCCTGCATATCCTAACCTGCCCATATCGGTTGCGGTAACTGGTGGTTATACAATGGTGGCTGCGGCTGCCACGTTTACCCTAACCGGAACCGCAGCGGGATTAAAGGCAGGCCGCAAGCTAACGGCAAGTGCGGGTAGTTTTACATTAACCGGAACGGCTGTTGCTTTACGGCGCGGCTATTCGATGGGTGCAAGTGCTGGCACATTCACGCTGACAGGCACAGCGGCAGGATTAAAGGCAAACAGGAAGCTAGTAGCTGCATCGGCGTCTTATGCGCTGACAGGCTCCACGGTAGCCCTGAAGGCAGGTAGAAAGCTAACAGCAGGTGCAGGGGCATTTACGCTCACTGGCCTAGACGTAACACTAACCTACGCAACCGGCTACACGATGACAGCCGGTGCCGCGTCATTTGTTCTGACGGGTGCAAACGTAGCACTAAAGCGCGCTGCTAAACTAACGGCGGGTTCAGGTTCGTTCGCATTGGCGGGAAGCGATGTAACGCTAACTTATACCAGCTCGCTAATTTGGGTAGACATACCACCGACCACAGCAACATGGGATGCTGCCACACCTGATACACCTACATGGACCGCAGACACAGTAACCAGCCCCACATGGACGCCGGAAACATCAAGCGGGACATGGACACCAACAACCCCTCCACCTTGGGAGTAAGCAAATGCCATTAGAGATTACATACTGGACGGGCGTCTTCAATAACGGCCCTATCCCTGAAGGCGACATCAGCAGCGAAAGCCGCTCGCTTTCGGGGGCGTCTGCACAATCCGCAGCAGCCCCCACAGGCGCGGCCATCGTTTCGATCTACGCCACGGAAGCCGCACGTTATGCAGTAGGCACTAACCCAACCGCCACAAGCACTTCGACCTATCTAGGCGCAGGTGAGCGTATGTGGAGGCCAATCCTTGTAGGCCAGAAGATTGCGGGAATTACTGCATGAAGGTTGCTATCCTTGGTAGTGCAGAGACAACCCGCGACCTTGCGCCGTTCAATGACCCTGAATGGGAGATATGGGGCCTTGCATGGCGCTTCTATGACCATCCCCGCATGGACAAGGCTTTCGAGGTCCACGACCCTGCAATCTGGCATGAATATGTAAAGCCGGAGATATACCAAGGCTGGCTTAACAACCCGCAGGACAGTGACGGCAATCCTGTTGAAGTTTATATGCTGCCACATGTTGCGGAACAGTTTCCCGCCGTAAAAGCATATCCGGCAGATGAAGCCTGCAAGCTAATGGGCCGCAGATACTTCACATCAAGTTTCAGTTATATGCTGGCCAAAGCCATAATGGACGGCGCTACCGAGATAGGGATATGGGGTGTAGACCTTGTTACCGATGAAGAATATATGCAGCAACGGCCTGCGGCAGAGTTCCTACTTGGCATTGCACACGCAAAGGGCATCAAGATCACAATCCCTGAACAATCGGCACTATTGAGGGCTGACCATGTTTACGGGTTAGAAGACATCCGCTTTGGCGATCCTATGGAGGAACGCTACAAGCAGAAGGAAAAAGACTACCGCGCAAAGATTGAAGAACTGAAAAGCCAGATATTCACGCTGGAAGGCGCGGCGCACGAATGTAAAGAATTTTACACTGCTATGGCAGCAAAACGCAGGGGCCTTTGGGCCAAGTAACTCAATAAGCCAGCAGGCCCTAGCGCACTGGCGGGAGTGATAGAATGTCTAAAGTAGAAGAGAATAGAAAGCGGCCCAAAACAGGTGGTCGGACTGCTGGAACGCCCAATAAACGGACAGCGGCGGCCAAGGAGGCTATAGAAATGGTTTTCGCGGGTCTAGGTGGCCCAGAAGCGTTACAGGCTTGGGCGGCCTCCAGTGAGGACAATCTGAAAGCCTTCTATGTACAGGTGTGGCCAAAGATATTGCCGCTTCAGGTAAACGGGGCAGGTGATAACGGCGAACATATCTTAGCGGTTGAGTGGCGTGTCCCGAACGTTGCAAATTGACGTAGCGCCTGTCTTCAGGCCGTTACTCGAAAAGGGACGCTACAAAGGCGCGCATGGTGGGCGTGGTTCAGGCAAGTCGCAATTCTTTGCAGACCTGATGATAGCCACCGCATTACGCAAGCCGGGGTTTCGTGGTTTATGCTGTCGTGAAATACAGAAGTCACTTAAGGAAAGCGCCAAGCGTCTTTTGGAGCAGAAGATACAGACGCTCGGCCTTGGCACATTGTTTGAAGTGCAGGAAGCGCAGATAAAGACACCGGGGGGTGGGGTTATCGTGTTTGCAGGTTTGCAGGACCACACGGCGGAAAGCATCAAGTCCTATGAAGGCTTTGACGTTGCATGGATTGAGGAAGCGCAGACAGTAAGCCCGAAGTCGTTGCAGTTGTTACGCCCGACGATCCGTTCGCCGGGTTCTGAACTGTGGTTTAGTTGGAACCCGCGCCGCAAGGTGGATCCGGTGGACAAGATGTTACGTGGTGAAAGCCTGCCGACAGATGCAATCGTTGTGAAGGCGAACTGGGATAGCAATCCTTGGTTCCCCGAAGAACTGGAGCAGGAGCGGCTAGACTGCCAAAGGACCGAACCGGACCAATATGAGCATATATGGGAAGGCGATTATATATCGGTAGCATCCGGCGCATATTATGCCGCTGCACTGACAAAGGCAAAGCAGGACAAGCGGATTGCGAATGTCTCTGCCGACCCATTGATGGCCTATCGTGCCTATTGGGATATTGGCGGGACAGGGGCCAAGGCTGATGCCTGCTCGATCTGGATTGCGCAGTTTATCGGTAAAGAAATACGAGTGCTTGATTACTACGAAGCACAAGGCCAGCCACTAGGCGCGCATGTGCAGTGGTTGCGTGATAACGGGTATGAGAAAGCGGAGTGCTTCTTGCCGCATGATGGCAGCACGAATGACAAGGTTTATGACGTTAGCTTTGAGAGCGCCTTAAGGGCGGCGGGGTTTAGCGTTACGGTTATCCCTAATCAGGGGACAGGGGCAGCGTCCAAGCGCATTGAAGCGGCTAGGCGGTTGTTTCCATCGATATGGTTTGACGAGGTAAAGACGCAGGCAGGCAGGGATGCACTGGGCTGGTATCACGAGAAGCGCGATAACGACAGGGGCATCGGGCTTGGGCCTAATCATGACTGGGCATCACACGCTGCCGACGCATTCGGCCTAATGGCAGTTGCACATAATAATCAGCCTGCACCTGCTTGGGGCAAGGCCATCAAATATCCGAAAGTCGGGGTTGCTTAATGGACAAGAACGAAATTCGCGCCATTGTATCGGCTGAAAAGCGCGCTGCAATAGGCTCGTCTACCACAAGCGATCTAACCCGCCAGCGGTCGGACGCGCTTGACTATTACATGGACGACCTGAAAAAGCATATGCCCACGCTTGAAGGGCAAAGCAAAGCCACGTCCAGCGATGTATCCGACACCATCGAAGCAATGTTGCCGCCGTTGATGGACATATTCACAAGCGGTGAAGAATATGTGGAATTTGCCCCTGTAGGCCCTGAAGACGAAGAACAGGCCAAGCAAGAGACTGATTACGTCAACCACATCTTCATGAATGAAAACCCCGGCTTCCTTGTGCTTTACAGCATGATTAAGGACGCGCTGTTGTCCAAGAACGGCATCGTAAAGGCATGGTGGGAAGAATATGAAGAAGTTGAGAAAGAAACCTACCGCCAGCTAGACGCTGACAGCTATGCAATCATTGCAGCCGATACAGAAGCAGAGATTGTCCAGCAGACAGCGAACGAAGACGGCACAATGGACGTGGTCGTATCAAAGAAGACGAAAAAGGGCTGTTTCAAGTGTGCCGTTGTCCCGCCGGAAGAGTTTGGGATTAGCGCGCAGGCTAAAACAATCCCTGAAAGCGGCTATTGCTTCCACCGCTACCGCAAAACACAGTCGGAACTGATTGCGGATGGCTATGACAAGGCAATCGTTGAAGGCCTGCCCACATCGAGCAGCCGCAATGGCGATGAATATGAAGAAGGCCGTTCGCGTGATACGTTTGACGATGAAAGCGACCCACAAAGCGTTGTAAACCGCTCCATGCGCCTGATTGACGTTACAGAGCATTATATCAAGCTGGACGTGGACGAGGACGGCGTTGCGGAATTGCTGAAGGTTGTAACCGCAGGCCCTTCGGATACCCTGTTAGGCGAGCCGGAAGAGTTTGACCGGATGCCGTTCCACTCGATTACACCATATCCCATGACGCACCGCTTTTTCGGGCGTTCGGTTGCTGATCTTACCATCGACATCATGCGGATTAAAACGCATTTGCTGCGCCAGTTGCTTGATAACGCTTCGCTGCTCAACAACCAGCGCATTGCCGTGGGTTCGCAAGGTGCAGACGAAAACACGCTGGATGACCTGCTAACCAACCGTCCAGGCGGCATTGTCCGCATGAAGGATGTTAGCCAGTTACGTGAAATACCCAACCAGCAGCTAGGCCCGCACATCCTGCCGCTTATTGAGTATGTAGACCAGTCCCGCGAAACGCGCACCGGCATCACGCGCAATGTGGGCGGCATTGACCCCGATGTGTTGAACAAGGCGGCATCGACTGCAACAGGCTTCCAAGGGCTTCTGGATGCCAGCATGATGCGGATTAAGCTGATTGCCCGTATATTCTCGGAAACTGGCATCAAAGACCTGTTCCTGCATATCCACGAACTTACGCGCAAGCATCAGGACAAGAAAAAGGTGGTCAAGCTGCGCAACCAGTGGGTGCCTGTCGATCCACGCGGATGGCGCACACGCAATGACATGACGGTCAATATTGCTCTAGGCACTGGCAGCAAGCAACAGCAGCTAATGTTGCTCAATGCCCTGCTAGAGCGCCAGAAAGAGGCCATACAGTTCCAAGGCGGAGCAGATGGTCCCCTTGTTACGCAAAGCAACGTCTACAACACGCTGAAGCAAATGACGGAACTTGCAGGGTTCAAGAATGTCGACAGGTTCTTTAGTGAGCCTGATCCCAATGCAGAGCCTGCTAAAAAGCCACAAGACCCCGCTGTATTGGAAGTGCAGGGCAAGATGCAGCTAGAGCAGCAGAAAATGCAGATGCAGCAACAAGCCGACGCGGCCAAGATGCAGATGAACGCACAACAGTCTGAAGCCGAAATGATGTTCAAGCGCGAAGAGGCTGACTTGCGTATGCAGTTGATGCGCGAAGAAGCTTCGGCCAAGTTGCAATTGCAGCGCGAGAGCAAGGAAGCGGAAATACAGTTGGCGCGTGAAAGCAAGCAGGCAGAAATTCAGTTGGCCCGCGAACAGATGGCCATGAACGCACAGACTGCCCGCGAGACGGCGCAATACAAGATGGGGACTGACAGGCCCGGTGGAGACTTGAGTGTATGAGTATTGTGATCGGCCAAAATCGATTTTTCGTTGACGAATACGGCAAGGTTAAGGACTTGACTGACACCCATACAGGGCTTGTGGCACGGTTGCGGTATTTCGAACAATACGGTCTTTTGGATGAATTGCCGGGGACTGAAGAGCTTGGCAAAGCAGCCACCGCCATTGAGGCGTTGGCTGATGCACTGGCTGCGCTCGTTCTGGAGATTGACGCGGGGGGTGCTACTCTTGCGAGTATGCGCCAAGCCCGCGAGACACTCACTAAGGTGCAATCATGATACGCGACGCATTAGAACGCGCTGGCATCCTTGCCCGCCGTGGCAATCAAGCCATGATGGAACTTGAACAGGCAGGCGAGGCATTTGCCACGCTGAAAGCCCAATATGTGGAAGCATGGGAAGCTACATCATTGAAGGATGCCGAGGGCCGTGAACGCCTTTGGCAAGCCGTGCAGATTATCGGGAAGGTTGAAAGCCACCTGATTCAACAGGTCCAGAACGGCAAGATTGCCGAAGCGGACATTCAACGCCTACGTAAAGGCTAAACAAAGGAACATTTATGGACGCCGAAAATGGCGCGTTGTCACTAGACAGCGCGGTCGAACTGCTGCGCATTCCCGAAGGGGAGCAGGCACAGCCGGAAGAACAGACTGCAATCGAGCAGCCCGAAGAACCGGCAGACCAAACAGAGACTACGGAAGCCGAAGCCCCTTTAGAGGAGCAGGCAACCGAAGAAGCGGACGTGGAAGAGCAAGAACCGGCAACACCGGCAGTCGAGCCTCCCGCGTTCTACACCAAGGCTGAAAAAGAGGAATTTGCCTCCCTCCCTCCCGAACAGCAGCAATCCGTTGCTAGGCTGGCGCGAGAGGGCGAACGGCATACTGCCAAAATTCAGCGTGAAATAGCCGAAGAGCGTCAGAAAGTTGCTGATGCTCAAGCGGCAATTGAGCAAGAACGCGCACGTTATCAAGAAGCACTGCTTGCCAATTTTCCTCCGCCACCTGACATATCCCTAATCGACAGAGACCCTGTTGAATATATGCGTCAGGACGCAATCTACAGACGGGCAATCGATGATTACCGTATTGCAGAGCATCAGCGGCAGGAAGCCGAAGCAAAGCAGCAGGCCGAAGAACAAGCGCAGGCTGAAGAGCATACCCGCACACAGTCCGCACGACTTATGGAACTACTCCCTGATATGCGCGACCCTGTGGAAGGACCAAAATTAGCTAAAGCGTTGTATGAATTTGGACTGGAGTCTGGTTTCGATCAGGAAGCATTCCGAAAGGCAGACGCTGAAGAGTTGGTTATTCTGCACGACGCCATGAAGTGGAGGGCGGCACAGGCATCAGCGAAAGCTGCAAAGGCCAAGCCCGTTCCCAAGGTTGCTGCACCCGGCGTAGGCCGGACAAAGGCTGAAATGTCTGCGGACCAACGCAAATCCGCCCTTGCTCGTCTCGAACGCAGCGGCTCCATTGACGACGCCGTTGCCCTTCTACGCAATTGAGGAATTAAATCATGACACAGCCTACCAATACGTTTTCTTCGTATGATGCAAAGGGCATCCGCGAAGACCTTTCGGACATTATCGACCGCACCGAGCGGGAAGAAGTTCCGTTTTACTCCACCATTGGCCGCAGCAAGGCCACACAGCGCATTCATGAATGGCAGACGCAGGCTTTGGCCGCTGCCGCTGATGATAACGCGGTGATTGAAGGCGACGACGCCACGATGGACGCCGCAACGGCAACCGTCCGCGTCAACAACCGCACCCAGATCTCGGATAAAACCGCGACTGTTTCGGGTTCGGTTGAAACCTTCGACAAGGCGGGCCGTGCTTCGGAAATGGACTATCAGGTTATCCTAAAGGGTCTGGAACTGAAGCGCGACATGGAAAAGCAGATGCTTTCCAACAAGCCTTCGATTGCAGGTAACGATACCGCTGCTTCGCAATCGGCTGGTTTCACCGCATGGTTGACCAGCAACTTGTCGGCTGGCTCGACTGGCGCATCGGGTGGCTTCGGCTCCTCGACCGCTGGTTTGGTTGCTGCCCGTATCGACGGCGCGCTTCGTCAATTTCAGGAAAGCCACATCAACGATGTGATGGAACTGGCATTCGACAACGGCGCACGTCCTTCGGTCATGATGCTGCCTGCTGCACTGAAGACCCGCTTTTCTGCTTTCGCAGGTATTGCGGACCTTCGCCATGAAGTAGGCGAGAAGCAAGCCACTATTGTCGGTGGTGCGGATGCTTACTTGAGCAACTTCGGAAAACTGACCGTTGTTCCGCAGACCTTCATGCGTTCGCTTGATGCCATCATCTATGACCCGAAAAAGGTCAAGTTGGCTATCGCACGTCCCATGAAGTCGTGGGAACTGGCCAAGTCTGGCGACACCGAAAAGCGTCAAATCCTTACGGAATATACGCTCGAAGTGTCCAACGAAAAGGCTCACTGCCTGATCACCGACGTCAAGAAGAACACCTAAACGGGGGAGGGGCGGGGAAACTCGCCCCTTTTATTTCTATGATGAAACGACTTTTAAGCCGCGATAATGCAACGGGCGTCGAACGCTGGTTCCATCATGACGGCGATACTATTTCAATCGAGACGAAGCAGGATGTTTCCAAGGTCTTGGACATCTGCGGCAAGGTTCGCAACGAATTTTCAGGCTACAAGGACGAGGGTGACAGCCACCACCACCATGTAGCGCACTTCCCGCCTGTAGTTATCGCCCAATGGCTAGAGGACTACGGCATCGACATTTTCAATCCCGACCATGCGGACCGCGTGTGGAAGAAACTAAACGACCCTGATTGGCGCAAAATCAGGACCACGGAAGGCTGGGTATAATGGCTTTATCCAATTACACGGAATTGCAGACGTCTATCGGCAACTGGTTAAAAGACACCAGCCTGACATCTGTTATCCCTGATTTTGTGACGCTGGCAGAGGCGCGTTTCAATCGGGAATTGCGTGTGCCCGAAATGGAAGTGGTATCCTCTGCCACGGCATCAAGTGAGAGCATTGCACTTCCTACGGGCTTTTTGGAAATGCGTTCGATCTGGCTGGACCAAAATCCCGACCGCCCGCTAGACTATTTCCCGCCGCATCAATTGCGGACAGTGCGCGCAAGTGCAGAGGCTGGCACACCGACTGCATACACCATTATTGGCACGGCAATTTACTTCGCGCCGGTGCCTTCGGGCAATCATACGGTTAACATGGCCTATTATGGCAAGATCCCTGCCTTGGCGTCTAATGCGACCAATTGGCTACTGACAAACCACCCTGATATTTATTTGGCTGGTTCGCTATCGGCGGGCGAGGCTTTCGGCTGGAATGATGAACGCATAGGCTTGTGGAATGCGACGGCTAACGATGGCATTGCCATGCTGAATGAGCAGGGCGTCAAGATGCGGACAGGTGCTAACCCCACCATGCGTCCTATGAGCGCCTTCAGTTGACTTTCTGGGCGCTAGGGCCTCTTGCCCCAGACAAAGCGAAGTCACGCGCTGACGGCTTCCTGACGGTCGCTAGTGGCGCATATCCATTAGAGAACGGCTACCGCCCTATTGGGCAGTTTGCAGCGCTTTATACGGCATTGCCAGCGGCCCCCAAGGGCGGTGCATCGTTTACCTCTGCCCAAGGGATTAACTACATCATCGCAGGCGATAACACGTCGCTATATAAAGCGGAGTCGGGTGGCTGGACGTCACTTGCATCCGGTTATAGTCTGTTTGAAGAGAACAGATGGAGGTTTGCACAGTTTGGCGGCATCGCGGTAGCCACAAACGGCACTGACCCCATGCAGAAGATTGACCTTGTGACGGGCAATGTGTCTCCCCTTGGAGGCACCCCACCAAAGTTTGAAACGCTGGCAGTGGTTAAGGACTTCCTTGTTGGCGGTATTTTGGACGGCAACGTCACCTATATGGGCTGGTCCGGTATCAATGACAGCGAGTGGTGGACATTTGGCCAGCGGCAGTCGGACTTTAACATCCTGCCGACAGGTGGACGCATTAACGGCATATTGTCGGGTGAATTTGGCATCATCCTGCAGCGCGACCGCATTTGCCGCATGGATTATGTTGGCGGCAACGTCATTTTTGAAATTAACGAGGTTTCCAGCAATATCGGCTGCGTCACCGTTCACAGTGTAGCGCAATGGGGGACGCTAGGCTTCTTTCTGTCCGATGAGGGCTGGATGATGTGGGACGGACAACAGCCCGTTCCGATTGGCCGCGAATGGATCGACCGCGAGTTTGCGGACCTTTACGATGTTTCGGACTGGTCGCAAATGTCTACCGCAATTGACCCGATCAACGGGCATTTGCTGGTAGCCATGCCGGACAAGATGTGGGGCTATAGCTGGATATTCAAAAAGTGGTTTAATATCCCTGTTGTTTCTCCCATCATTTTCTCAGGTGTCACAAAGTCCATTTCGATTGATGAAGACTATGCGCCGGATATGCCGGAAGATGCGGATATTGACGGCGCTGGCTTGCCTTCGCTGGACGATCTGGAATTTAGGGGCGGCGATCCGCTGCTCTACATTTTCAGCAGCACTTACACGCTAGGCGCGTTGACTGGCGCACCAATGGCGGCAACCTTTACAGGGACGGATTTAGAGTTGTTTCAAGGCCGTCGCACACGGCTGCGCTATTCACGGCCTGAAACCGATGCGGTGGCAAGTGTATCGATAGGGTTTCTGGAACGTAACAGGCTAGGTGACAGCGGTGCAACGTCCAGCTTCAACAGCTTACAAGCATCGGGCGAAATACCCACCCGCGTCCATGCCCGCTATTTACGGCCAACGCTGACACTCTCGTCAACATGGGACTATGCAACGGGCGTTGAGTTTATCGGGACGGCAGGCTTTGGTCGATGAGCGAAGTATTTACCTTCATTGCCACGAAAACAACCTATGCCAGCACAATACCGCTGCGCACACCTATCAACGAGTTAACCCGCCGTGTGCGTAACGTGATGCTGGCAACGGACTACCCGACCCGCGTCGGTGAATTAAAAGACTTTCCCCTATCAACAGCGGTTCCGGGCTTTCTTTTATGTGATGGTTCAGAGGTAGCAAGAACGTCATTTCCTGAACTATATGCCTATCTAGGCGACAGCCAAGGCGCACCAACATCAACGGATAACTTCCTTATCCCGAACTATGTCGGAACCAAAACACAGGCACCCACGGCACCTGCACAGACTATTGTTAACGGCACGGTATCGACCGGAGGCACTACCACAACGCCAACGCAGCCGGGGCAAGCAGGCGGCACGGTGGGCGGTAGTCCGGTATCCGGTGGACGCCCGCAGACATTGCGCGAGAATGAAGAGGAAGTATGATTGTAGGCTATGACCCGCTTGGGCGTGTCGGGTTATACCGTGACTTGCTGGAACCTGCATTGCTTGAAGGATCATGGCAAGAGGTAGAAGACGCGGTTGCGATACAGAACGCGCAACTATGGATTGCAGACGGAGCGGCATTGGTTAGCCGCAAGGATGGGAATATTCTGGAAATTTGGCTTTGCGGGGGCAGGGTTCTAAACAGGCTTGAGCCTTGTTTGGATACGATAGGCCGCGCTGCCTACGAAGTCGGCATGGAAAAGATGCGGATAACGGGACGCAAGGGCTGGTTTAGGCACCTGCTCAAATGGGGCTGGGTTCAAGATGGTGAAGATATGGTCAAGGAACTGAAATATGGGTAAATCGAAGTCTAAAACGGTCAACGAGCCATTGGCGTTTGTGAAGCCGTATGTCGTCAAGGGCATGGAACAGGCCAGCCAAGTGTTTGATGAGCAGCAGCCGGGGCTTAACAAGTTTTCGGCCATGCAGATGGACACCTATGGACGTCTTGCACCCGGTGCAGAACAGGGCATTGCAGGCGCGCAAAGCCTTGTCAACGATACGCTTTCGGGCAAGTATCTGTCTGGTAATCCTTGGCTTGACGCTATTGCAGGACAGGCCCGCGAGAACGCCACCAATGACGTAGCCTCACGCTATTCCAGCGCAGGCCGCTATGGTTCGGCTTATGGGCAGGGTGCGATGGCCAAGGCGATTGCCGACTCTGAAAACCAGTTGCGTTACCAGAACTATGCGCAGGAGCGTGGCTACCAGAACGACGCTGTAGGCCAAGCACAGCAATTGATGGGCGGTAGCCAAGGCTTGCTGAACAATGCCGCTGAATTGCCTTGGATTGGCGTCGGTGCATTGAATGGCAACATCCGCAACGCTTCGGGTGGCTATGGCACACAGACCACGACGCAGAAACAGGGGCTAGGCGGCATCCTCGGCGGTATCGCAGGCGCGGGCCTGTCCGGTTGGGCATCGGGTGGCTTTGCATCTGACATCCGCTTAAAGACCAATGTCGAGAAGGTTGGCGAGTTTGAGGATGGTTTGGGCATCTATGACTTTGACTATCTGCCGATTGAAGGCCAGATTGCCGCGTTCATGCCGGAAGGTCGTCAACGGGGTGTAATGGCACATGAGGTAGCTGAATTGCGGCCCCATGCGCTTGGCCCTGTGATAGATGGTTATGCAACCGTGAACTATGGAGCGCTCTAATGGGGATGTTTGGACAGCGTAAACCCATGTTCGGTGAAATACCCGGCATGAAGAGGGGGCCGTATGACACTCCGCCAATCTCCGGTGGAGCGCCGCATATGGGTCAAGTAGGCGCAATGGACCCTAACACGCAGGCCATGACTAAAAAGCCGGGTTTCTTCGCACCTGGACAGGCTGGCAGGCACATTGTCGGCTTTATTGGTGACGCA